AACTTAAATCGATTGATACTTTCGTGAAAACTTCTAATGGTTACAAAGTGACTGGCGAAGAAGGATACGTTGCAATTGATACACTTGGTGGTGACGCGGTGAAATTGGTTGACCGTATGGAATTTTCATACAACAACTTTTCATCCGATATATTAAAGGGTTGGGATTCAGCCCGTAGATAACATGGAATAAACCAATAGGGGATAAGATAGTTATGCTATCGTTTAAACAGTTCGTAAGCGAAGTGCTTGATGCGACCCAACGTCGCAAACTCGCTATGAAAATGAAAAAGAATAAAACTCGTATTGCACTAGGTCGCAAACGCGCAGAACGTAAGATGGCTTCGAAAGAGGTTCTTCAGAAACGTGCACGTCGTCAAGCAAGAAAGGCGATGGTATCGAAAATCACCAAAGGTCAAGACAAAGGTGATATGTCTATTGCTCGTAAGAAAGAAATCGAGAAGCGTTTAGCGAGACCTGCTGTACAATCACGAATAGACCGTCAGTCACGTAAGTTGATGAAAACGGTTCGTCGCCAAGAGATAGATAGAAAGAGAGCTAAGAGACAGGGCGGCGCAGAAAAGTGATTAAGAATTTCAGTCAGTACCTCGTTGAAGAAGAACGCGAGGTCTACTTTACATTCGGACGTATGAACCCACCTACCGTAGGACACGGTAAGGTGATGGATGCGTTAGCGCAGAAGTCAGGCAAAGCTGACTATAAAGTCTTCGTGTCACAATCCCAAGACGCGAAAAAGAATCCTCTGTCGTATACCGACAAAATCAAACACACTCGTAAGATGTTTCCAAAACATGCACGGAACGTCATGGTTGATAAGTCTGTCAAGACCGCTATCAACGCAATGGTCACACTGTACAATCAAGGCTATAAGTCAGTCACTATGGTTGTCGGTGCAGATCGTATTACAGAATTCGAAGTCCTGTTGAACAAATACAACGGACAGAAAGCAAGACATGGTTTTTACAATTTTAAAAGCATTAAGATAGTATCTGCAGGTAAGAGAGATCCGGACGCTAGCGGCGTAGAGGGTATGTCTGCCTCTAAACAAAGAGAGAACGCACAGAAGAATGACTTTGTTGCATTCTCTCAGGGTGTTCCTAAGTCTATGTCAAACCCAGACACACGTAAGTTATTCAACGACGTGCGTACAGGTATGGGACTCAAGGAAGCCAGCGAATTCCGTAATCACTTAGAACTAGAAACAGTATCAGAAACCCGTGAACAATATGTTTCGGGTGAACTGTTTGGAGTTGGTGATACGGTAGTTATTAAAGAATCTGAAGAGATCGCTACCGTATCCGTTCTAGGTGCGAACTACGTTATCGTAGAAACATCTGACGGTAAGAAACTACGCAAGTGGTTAGATTCTGTTGAGCTTGTTGAGAAACAAGATCCAGACATCAAAGATCGTGAGGGTACTCAGCCTGCACGATATCACTCCGGACTGAAGAAGTCCACCAAAGCAAAGCGCGATGCACACTTCAAGAAACACGGCAAGAAAGATGACGACGATTCGTCTGCCTATAAACCTGCGCCTGGAGATAAGACTGCTAAGACCAAACCATCCAAGTATACCAAGTCGTTCAAAGATATGTACGACGAAGATTGTTGGGACGGTTACAAGCAGGTCGGTATGAAGAAGAAAGGTAAGAAGATGGTACCGGACTGCGTCCCAGAAAGCACTGATTTAATTGAGAACTGGGTGACCGATTTAATGAATCGTGTCGGTTCAAAAACTATAAATAAAGACAAATATCGCAAAGTGGCGCAACACATTAAACGTGAGATGCAAAAGGGTAAGTACACATCTCCGGAGTTTGCAGCCGCAGATACCATTCGCAAGTTCAGTCTAGATATTGACGCAAAAGTACTTGCGGGAATGATAAGGAAATTGGCATGATATCTTTTAAAAACTATCTTGACGAAAAACGATATTCAGTATATGATAGTATTGATCTGGACGAAGGTCCGGATGGTATCGCTGCGAAGGCGAAGAAGTCGGGTATCTCACCAGATACCTTGAGAAAAGTTTATAATCGTGGAGTTGCCGCGTGGAAGACGGGTCATCGGCCTGGCACCACACCGCAACAATGGGGAATGGCGCGAGTCAACGCGTTCATTGTTAAAAAGAAAAAAGGCGGCCTAAATCACGATAAGGATTTGGCGTAATCTAACTAAAGATAACGGAAACTAAAATGGGATTCAAACTAAGACCAGGAACTTCAGTATTTGGAAACGTCACGTTCACTCCAGGCACTAACGAGAACTATGTTGCACCAACAACGCAAGGAGAAGGGCCAGAACCTGCACCTACACCATCTGTGAACTGGGTGATAGTTACCGCCGAGAGATACGACAATGAACTTGCAGGAAATATTGGTGCAGTTTATTTCTATGACGCAAATGACCTATCTGCTCAACCAATTAGGTTGAATGCGTTTGATGCCGCTGCGAATGATTACTTCGGAAAATCAGTTACTGTCTCTGACGATAAAATAGTTGTTGGTGCAGAGAGAGACGATGGTGCTGGTTCAGCCTATGTTTATGACATCAATGATTTGACAGCGCAACCAATAAAACTAACACCGTTTGATGGTGTTGACGGTGATCGCTTCGGTATATCAGTTGCTGCTACTGCTGATAAAATCGTTGTTGGTGCATATTACGACGACGACAATGGATCTAACTCTGGTTCAGTCTATGTCTATGACACCAATGATCTGACGGCGCAAGCAACTAAACTAACAGCATTTGACGGTGCTAGTTCTGGTGTATTCGGTTACTCAGTTGCTGTTAATGAGGATAAGATTTTTGTTGGTGCATATGGAGACGCCGACAACGGCAACCGATCTGGTTCAGTCTATGTCTATGATGTTAACGATCTATCTGCTCAACCAACGAAACTAACAGCATTTGATGGTGCTGCGCAAGATTTCTTCGGTTACTCAGTTGCTGTTAATGAGGATAAGATTTTTGTTGGAGCACATGGCGACGACGACAATGGGTCTAAATCTGGTTCAGTCTATGTCTATGACGCAAATGACCTATCTGCTCAACCAATTAAGTTGAATGCGTTTGATGCTACTTCCGATGATGCATTCGGTTCGTCAATTTCTGCTACTGCTGACAAAATCGTTGTTGGCGCTTATTTAAAAGATGAAGCCACTTTGATCAGAGCTGGTGCAGTTTATGTCTATGACGCAAATGACCTATCTGCTCAACCAACGAAACTAACAGCGTTTGATGGTGATGCGAATGATTACTTCGGAAGATCAGTTGCTACTTCTGACGACAAGATAGTTGTTGGTGCATATGGAGACGCCGACAACGGAGGTTCCTCTGGTTCAGTTTACACCTTTGATGCCAACGATCTATCTGCACAACCAACGAAACTAACAGCATTTGATGGTGCTGCGGGTGATTACTTCGGACTGTCAGTCGCAATAGGATAATATAAGGAATTAAAAGAAAATGGCAACTAAAATTACATCGGGATCAATCTTTAGTGCGGGCGCAGTAGTCACTGGAGTAGACGCAGACGCGCCTCCAGCAGTTCCTTCTCCGTCACCGGAAGCAGCACCAGCACCGACACCAACCAAACTAGTCATTGCGATCAATGGTGGAGAAGACGTATATTTCTATGATATAGACAATTTATCTGGAACTCCAGAGTATATTGACCCGCCTCAAAGCACTAGTAATGATCAGATGATATATTCAGCTACATCTGATTATAACGGAACAATGATACTAGGTGATGTCCATATTTACACTGCTGGTGAAATATTCATTTATGATGTTAGTGGATCGACTCCAGTGCTGCAACATCAATTAACTCCTTTTGATGGTTCGCAGGGAGATTTTTATAGTTACGATATTGCAGTTAATGATCGTTTCATTGCTGTCGGTTCCCCAAGAGATGATGATCACGGTTCGTTCTCAGGGTCAATTTACGTTTATGATAGAAATGACCTAACATCACAACCAATTAAGTTAACTGCTGAAAACGCTGAATCAGGAGATAGATTTGGTAGAAGCGTTGCATTCACTACAGATAAACTTTTTGTGGGCGCATATGTCACTGATGAGGGAGCGACAGATACGGGATCAATATATGTCTATGATATAAATGATTTCTCAGCACAAGCAATAGAGTTAGTACCGCCGAATCCTTCTTATAGGAAATTTACTGGATACTCGATGGATTCAATAGGAGATACAGTTGTTGTTGGATCATATGGATTCGAAGATGGATCTGTATATGTATATGACGCAACCAATTTATCTTCCGATCCTGTTCATTTGACAGAAAATCTCTCGGGCAAAAAATACGGTGAGTATGTTTCGATCAATCAAACTCATATTGCGGTTGCATCGTCACACCACAACGATAAAGAAGGTGCTGTATTTGTCTACGATAGAAATGATCTATCTGCACCTCCGACTGAGGTCACAGCACCTCAATCGGACCTAGACGCATTACCATCTTACGATAATATGGAGTTTGGTCAAGGTGGAGTTGACCTATCAGAAAATAAACTGGCGGTTGGTTCAGCAAGAGGGGGAGTCTATGTTTATGATATTGACAACTTATCTTCTCCGTCAATTACACTTTTTGAAGACATCCTATCAACAAGATTGGTTAAATTTATTTAATCATGAAAAAGTTTACTGAAATAAGAGAAGCAAGGCGGTCTGCACAAGATCGTCTTTCCGCACGTGCGGCGAAACATGGACTTGGGTCTCAAAAGAAACTAGACAAGATCAAGAAGGCTTCTGACTTTTTCAGTAAGCCACCACCATCTTTCTCTAAGGCAGAATTGAAGAAGATGGGTTATGCGGTTGAGGGGAGATTTGATATTGAGATTCCAGCGCCAAAAGGTATGAAAGATAGAAAGAACCCAACCAGAACTGCTCTCAATAAAAAACTGAGCGCTAAACACGCAGATAAGATCGTAAAGAATGCTAAAAGAGATCAAGCAAGATCTGCTCGAGCTGGTGGTGCATTGACAAGAAAGAGTCACAATGATAATAGTTATAAGAAGGGAAGTAGTGGTAAATTTTTCTCCAAACACCCTACCTTTGAATCATCGTCGAAAGTGGTCAAAGAAGCGTCAGCAACAAATGTCAATAAGATCAGAACAGCGTATAAAGACTTCATGAAAAAGAAGGGTAAAAACTTTGATGATATTGCTATGTCATTGACAATGATTGCAAACCGTATGACTCAACTGACGCGTCCAGACGGTTCGGGACGTGGCGATTACAAGGCTGAAAAAATCATAAAGGATGAAGCAAGTCGCATTCAAGGAATTGTTAACAAAACATATGATACCGAAGAGGGTAAAGAAATAAGAAACCTTCTAAAACGTCATGGACTCTATAGTTCTTCGGGTAGTGCAAACTCTGCAATTCTGAAGTTGATATGGAATAAATAAAAGGACAACGTATGAGCAAATCGAAGAAACCACGTAATAAGAAAATGTCTGTTGCAAAAAAAGAAAGACTGCAACAGACCACCGACAACAACTACGGCGGTACTAGTTTTAATCCTATAAATAGTAAAGTTAAAACAGTCAATCCAGTTGCTGGGACGAAGGTATTTCGAGGCGCATCAAGAGGAAGTTAAATAAAGTGAAAGATTTTTTTGAACTAAGAGAATCCGCAAATAAAGATAAGTTTGTGGTGAAGTACGCAATGTCAAAGAAAGGTCCTATTCGTACGATGCCTTTCAACCTATTAGTGTACGCCAAGAAATTCCTTGCTGATAAGGAAAAAGAAGGATACAAGGGTATCATTTCTAAAGGTGGCAAGCCTGTAAAGGAGTCAGTTGAACTTGATGAAGCAACAGCAAAGATCAAGACAACTATGGCAGACAAGGTTTCTTCGGGCGCAACACGATTTGGTCTGAAAGCAACCACATCGGGCGGCCATGTCAGTATCAGTGGACCAAAAGGCAAACTGAATGACTTCATGCGGTCCGTCATCGGAAAGTCTTCGTATGGCAATGCAAGTGACGTGAGCGAGTCAGTCGAACTTGACGAAGCAAAACTTTCTGATATGGGAATCCATAACAAGATTGCTGACCGAAACCTACTTATCAAAGCAATCAAAACTGCCGAAAAAATGGGCGGTAATATGACAGGTGCTGTTCGCGAGATTGAAAAAATGAAGAAAGGTCTGTCTAAGCACAAGGCAGTACAAGCGGCACTTCAACAAGCAAACGAATCCGTAGAAATGCAAGAAGCAGTAGACTTCATGAAGATGTCTAAAGAACTCTTGAAACACAAGAGTAAGGGCATTGAATACGAGAAGGCTGCGGCATATGTTCGTGCGATCCACAATAACTCTAACGTCAATGTCCAAGACAAAGCATTCATGGGTTTGACCAAGATGTTGAAAGACATGGACGACTTTACGAAGAAGACCACTATCACTAAGATCCTAAAAGATAACGGATTCAGGGTAAAAGGTGGTAAACTTATGCGTGAAGAAGTTGAACCTATTGTTGAGAACTACCGAACTCTTGCAACTAAAGGCATGGGCGCAGAGACAAAGAACTCAATCAACGTTGGAAGAGATGTTGATTTCTACGAACCTAAGAATGGCGATAAGAGAATGGGTAAGATCACTAAGATGACCAAAACTGGTTATGTGGTCAAGGACGAAAAAGGCGGTAAGTCTTATACATTCGCTTTCCACGATCGCGCCAAGGCAAAGGCATTACTTGCAAAATGAAAAAGTTTAAACAGTATGTAGAAGAAAGATGTTGTGAGGCGTGTAAGTCTCTCGACGAAGAGTTAGAACTGACCGAAGCAGAGTATCAGGGTAAGACTGTTACATTGAACAAACCTGTACGTGGTGGGTCTAAGAAGTTCTACGTGTATACAAAGAACGAGAAGGGAAATGTCGTGAAGGTCTCATTCGGTGATCCGAATATGGAAATTAAGAAAGACAACCCCGCTCGTCGTAAAAGTTTTCGAGCTAGGCACAATTGTGCAGACCCTGGCCCGAAGTGGAAGGCACGATATTGGTCGTGTCGCGCATGGTAATTGATTGTTATAAATAAACACAAACCTTAAACCATAAGTCAACTAATTATATAATAATTATCATATGACTTATATTATCAATACTAATGGGCTGATCGAGACATGGCAGATAACAACCAAATTTTACAAGAGCATGTGCAACGTGAAGAGCAACGCCTCGCAAGAATCGAGGACAAAATAGACAAGCTTTCCGATGCAATGATTGATCTTGCAAGAGCGGAAGAAAAGCTTATTAACATTGAGAAAGCGAACTCACAACACTTTGAACGTATGAATCGTTTCTCAACTCGAATGGACGAAATCGAAGATAATGTTCAAGAACAAGGAAAGACTGTTAAAGTAATGCAGTACATTATTACATTATCTGCAACAATCTTTGCCGGTGTAGTCATCAAAATTTTCTTTGATGCATAATTAATTAACGGAGACTATAATGTCAGATATCACTAAAATTATGGAGGCGTATTTGGGAATGGTCTCCGAGCCTCAGGCAGAGGAAACTCTAGAGGAAGCAGTAAACATGGGACCGTGGAATCGCGGTGCTATCAATAAAGCAATGGCTAAAGCGGGCATCAAAGGTCCACAAGCCAAGGCGTTCATCGCAGCATTGCGTGTGTCCGGAACTGTTAAAGAAGAAGTCGAACCAGAACTAGACGAAGCCTGTGGTAAAAAAACTTACAAAGAAGGACAGAAAGAGTGTCCTAAGTGTGAAGGCAAAGGTTGTGACCACTGCGATAACAAAGGTTATCACGAAGTGTCTGAGAAGAAACTTGATCCAGTAGACGATAAAGAGAACGATAAGAAGTTCAAAGATCGTAAGGACAAGGACATCGACAATGATGGCGATACAGATTCTTCTGACGAATACCTACACAAGAAGCGTGCCGCAACGGACGACGCGATCGATGCAAAGGATGACGAAGAGAATCCTGTCAAGAAAAACCCTAAGACTGCTGATAAGAAATCAGAGATCTCCAAGATCGAGAGTCTAGACCTACGTGGATCGTTTGCAGATATGTGGTCGGCATTTGCTGAAGCCGCAAATCCTAAGAAAGGCGCACTTGCTCCTGAAAAATATGATGATCATTCTTCTGAACATGACAAGAAAGTCATTGGTATGCACAAGAAGTCTGATAAGAAAGTTGAAGGCGAAGAAGAAGATAGTCATAAGAAAACTTTTGCTGCTGCTAAGGCAGTCAAGAAACAAGCGCCTGCAAGAAGTGGTGCAGACAATCTATCTAATGGTGATAAGTCAGTCATCAATCCAGTAAAAGGAAAGTAATATGATCAAGGCTCCTAAGTGGTGTAGTAACGCAGTTCCTTCTAGGGCTGGTTGGTTAGACCCATATACCGGCGAAGTTCTAAAAATGCAGAACTTTTCTAAGGAACAGATTGCAGAATGGCATGAAGCCAAAAACCCTACTCCAGTCAAGAAAAAACCTAAAGTAGTAGAACCTGCAGAAGACGTACCTTACATCTTCGAAGTAAAAGATTCAGAGTAATCTAACTATTCTTTTGAAACCGCAGTTGATACTGCGGTTTTTTTGTGCGTCTAAATAAATCTGACCACACTTCTAAAGTCTTTATCATGAAGCTAACAAAAAACAATTTGGTTGTGTATGCTGCCAAACATTACTATAACCCTAAGCACATTGACGGTGAAGAGTTTTTTGACGACCTGAAAAAATTTAAATATGTTAAACGATTGATTAATCGGTATCATCAAAATGGCGATCTAGCAGAAAGATTAATACTCAATCACCTCATCGTCATTTTCAACGTATTTGGTCACGAGGCTGGAGTAGAGATGCTCGCCCTTAAAATACCTTTAGAACAATGGACTACCCTCAAACCCTTTTTAGTGTTTCTTCGCGCAATACGAACCGAAGACATCACAGGTATAGAAATGGATAAATACGTAATAGATAAATTGAGAACACTCTAATGGGAATCCTTAAGTCAGCGGCGGACATCGTCTATACAATTCGTTTCTTGAAATTACTCGTGACTAAGTTCGAGGATACCAACGCATTTAAGGCGGGTATCATTGACACGGACGGAAACAAACGAAAAGATTTCTCTATGGACACAATGGATAACCGTGACGCATACAGATCGCACTACACCGCATTTCATCGTCTCGTATTCAATCTAAAGAGGCTTATGGCAAAGGTGCCTGGCG